TTGGAATTTTATTACTCAGACAATATCCGGCACCTTCCACGAGACTTCCCGCCGCAGTTAATCCCGCCCCAGTTAAGTTAGTTCCTATATCTAATACATGTCCTAAATCATTCAGTGTCCTATACAAAATAGGACCAAATACAACGATACATACCAGTATTCCTATTATGATTACAATATCAATGATAGTACCCGCGTCGATACCACCTCCTTTCATTGATTTCATTGATTTTGCGAATGTTTTTTGAAATAATTCATACAATGTTAAATCGCACATCTTATATTAAACTAGTATATTTTTTTTATTGATAATTAATATAAGATGGAATCAATTCCAATGGGACAACCACCCATGATGCCTCCAATGGAATCACCTATGATGTATCCACCCATGATGTCTATGGGATCTTCTTCGATGTCTGCATCCAGAATAGTTATGTTGATACTACTTGTTTGTTGTATTTTGGGTAGTATTGGAGCGGCTGTGTATTACTATTATTTACACAGCAAAGTTGAAACTCAACTCAAACAAGAATCTGATTTATTAGATGAAATTATGAATATCAATCTTCCACCCTCGACAACAACACCTACACCAACTAAGAAGAAGTAGACGGTGTTGCTGTCGGATTCAAACCCGTTGTTGGACTCGGTTGAGGGGATGTATCAATGGGTGGAGGTAAGGATCCTCCTTGAGCTATATCTTTTAATTTTTGTTTAATTTGTTCCATTTCTAACGATTGTTTATTGACAATGTAATTGGAGTCAATTGTATTTACAGGGCGATTTAATTTTCTTGAGCCTGTTTGAATTGAATCATCCTTATAAGATGCTGCATAAGATTCATCTACATTTACCGCTCTACCGGGAAAAATTGTATCGGCAATTTGACGAGTTGTTGGACATTTGGGACACGGACGACACGGACGACAGGGTGGACAATCGGGGATCGGTGGCAGATCAGGACATCGAGGTTGGGGACAATTTACCTTAATCTCTCTCTTTTTCAAACGTTCATTTTCACGAATTAATAGAAACATATACACGCTCATGGCTACAATGATTCCGATAAAAAATAATTCAATTAGAACGGTATCCATATAGTATCTCAAATAAAAAAATCCCGTGTTTAAAAGAACCTTTAATAATATTTGATACGGTATACCAATGGATATTTTCAAACACAAAACAATCTTGTTATTGTTGTTATCAATTGTTGTTGTTGCTATAATTGGGTTGGGTTATCTGGAAATCAAAAGTTTGAAACAAAAAATTCAAACGATTGAAGATCATTTATCTCAAAAACCCGTTGTGAAACCGGTAACCCAACCCAAGAAACCTCCTCTACCTAAGTGTATCGTTTGTCATACACGAGAGGTAGCTCCCTCCAGTATGAACAAATACCATGGAAAGTATTGTATTGAATGTGCCACTTTAGATTTCAATAATACCAAAAAAGTTGAATCGTTTTTGTCTCAATCAAAACAAAAAGATACGAGTGTTAAAAAACCCGTTTCTCCAAAAGAACCCACTGAATTAAAGGAAACTGTTGAAGAAGAAACTATTCCGGAAGATGATGAAGTGGATATAAAAAACGAAGTGGAAGAAGTGGATGAAATTGAAGGTGGAGAAGATGTTACAATTGAAGAATGTATAGAAGACATCGAAATTAAAAGTGGAGAAGGTGGAGAAACTGTAGAAGACATAGTAGAAGATATTTCAAGTGAACCAGATCTACCTCAATCCATGTTTATTCAAACTTCAATACTCGACACATTGACTATTCCAGATACAATGATTCCGACTCAATCTGTGACTATTGAAGAAATAGAAGAGGATGATTCTAGTTTGTATGATCAGTTGAAACAAGTGAAATTAGATCCCATGCGAGATTTGTTAAAACAACATGAGTTGTCATATACAGGAAACAAAACAAAAATTATAGAACGGATCATTCATCACAAACTCGATGTAAGTGAATTACTTCCATAAATAATATATTTCTAGTATATATAGAGAATGTCTGATAACCATTTTATGGATTTTCCAGCTATTATGCAAGATGGACGATTATTCACCGATTACAAATCTTCCTGTGTGATGAATGCATTATCTCAAGGAATGACTAGTTTTGAATACAGAAACTTTTTAACTCAAAACGGTCAACAAATCTTACAAAACAATACTAAACTTGTCAATGAAATTGCCGGATGTAAACAATGTGGAGGATATTCAGTTGTTCCTCCATTTGTTGCTGTCACCTGCGATCAAGATCAATGTATTCAATCGGTAAAAAGTCCTATGGGTGTAGGGGCTGAAATTCAAGGTATGTTAGATGAAACTAATCAAAAGAAGATTGAGTATGTTAAAAACCAAGTCGCACAATCTCAATAAGTTATTCTTTCCACCGTTTGTTACAATTCAAACATGTGATAAATTGAGTCATCGGTTCATCAGCAGATCTTGTTTGAACTTCGTAATACGAACATTCTTTACTTTTACAACGACGACAGGTAAATAATGATGTCATTGCGACCGCTTTATTTTCATATTTGACTTTGTCAATTTGAGCTTTTTTGTTTAACAGTTCTTTCCAAGCATCCGGAAAGATATCAGATACATGTAATTTTGTGATATGTTTGTAATCAATCTGACCCGAACGTATTCGTTCTAAGAAATCATGATTATTGACATAGGTGTCTGGATCGATATTAGAATAAATCGAGATCAATTCATTTAAATACAAATTACGAAACACCGGATTGTCCCAATTCCGTTTGATAAATCTATCTTTGGATAGTTGGATACAGTGATTGTAAATATCTCGTTCAATATATCTAGATATAGTTTTGTTTTGGATCACACGATTCAATTTATCGACTTGTTTGTTGCGAAACTCATCTTGATGATTGGAATACATGGTTTGTCTATGTGTAGTAAAGTAATTTCAAATTTTTAAATCAATATTCATTGTGATCGATATCTAATTCTTCATGGGAGCCTTGTTTCCAGACCTCTTCGGTTTTCAATTCTTTGTCAATCGCCACAGATATTTCTTCATCATATCGATTCATTTCATCGGATGAATCTGATTCATCACAGATTTTTGTGATATCTTTGAATTCTTGATATTCATCTTCAGTTACATTGACTAGTATATTTTGATCATATTTTACAATTAACAGCGTTCCATACAAATCTATTTCATCCGATGGTTTTTCTAACAATTCTGATAGTCCATTTTTGGGTAATCTATGAATGTTTCTTTCTTTCAACGTGGTTTGTTCTATCGATCCGTACACTTCAAACTTTTTGGAATCATATTCCCACCAGTACAATAAATAAACGTCTTGTTTATCTATCAATTGTTTTAATCCTTGTTTGTAAGGACGTTTCACACAAATTGGTTTGCATTTTCCAATTGTATTGATTGACAATACATGAACTTTAGACATTTTCTATTTAATCACGACCAATGTTTAAATAACTCACTAGATTGATACGAGATTCAAGTAGACTTGGTAATGTGATAAACTTTAACCATTCATAATTAGTTTCGACTTCTAAGTTTTCATAAGGGAATGAGATCATTTGCAATCGAGGCGAAAATTCGATTGGGGTTTTCCCCAAATAATCATCCAATTGTAATTTTCGTCCATGTACATTCACAGTTCCATCTTCTAAGGGTGTGTAGTGAAATCGATGACACGAATCTTTGTGTAATGCTTCTCCTAAGGGATTGAATTCAATTCCCACATGATTGTAAAGTGGATCTATTTTTCCCAACATTTGTCCTGTAAGTAACCCGATGTATTTTTTGAAACAAGGCAATCCCGCTTTCGCTCCTATAATACGAGTATTCGGTGTACTGGTTCCCACCGTATTGTGATTGTAGATGGATCCGAAAGTTACGATATCATAGGTTTGTAATTGATCATACAAAGGATTGTAATTTTTGTGAACAAAGATGGTTCCTGGAGACACATACAATCCACCATAGGATTCAAGTAACATCGCACCAATCAAATCGATCAAGTCTTTTTGTCGGAAGCGTGATCGTTCTTTCATATTTACGGGAAAGTTGGGTAGATAGTAGGAAAGGGACTCACTTGTCACTTGGATAAAATTGAATTTGGAGTGATCAATTGAATTGTCTATCGATGCATTACACGCTTTCACAAAATCAGATGTGATTGATCCGTCATTCGTTGGATATCGTGTATTCTCACGGAATTTCAACAATTCATCCGGTATATACGTCCATAAAGTGATTCGAGTATCCAATGGATTCCAAATGATATAAGGTTGTTTCTTTGTTCGAAACATGAGTAAACCTACGACAAGTAGGATAAGACATACAATCAATAAGTTCATCTATATATATAGTAAAGAAATATTTAATTTAACGAATAATAGTGGGCGATTGAATCGACTGTTTTGAATGATTCAAAGAGTGGATCTTGTAATACCTCTCTTGGAATAGCATTCACCGCTTTTTCTGTGATATCAATATACAATTGAAAGGTTTGATCGGAACCATCATAAAATATATTTCCATGACAATCAGTGATAAACTTTGTGAAGAGTTGAACTATGTTTGTATGTGTTTCCGACTCTTCATACAATCCCTCGTTTTCCTTGAATTCATCGAGAATTGTAGTTGCCAAACGACATAGATCAAAACTGTAATTTAAGTTTTGAATGGTATTTCCTTCAAAGATGTATTGGGAATCGGCTTCTCCGTGTTTTGAAAACGAATCATTGACATACAATCTTCCTTTGAATCTAAAGATACTACGACCGTAGTCGATAATCTTGAAACAATATCCATAGGTGGGTACTTTGTAGATTTGATCTTGGACTCGATAATAGAAAAACTCGTCTGGGGTGGATGTATACATAATGTTGTTGATATGAAGGTCATTGTGTACGAAGTCAAAATGGGTTTGTAAATAAGCTAAGGCATAGGTGATTTGAAACAAAGCGGATACCAGTATCTCTGGATTGTATATTTCCGGTTGAATCATATCTTCGAATGTACCATCTAGAGATTCAATAAACAACGATTGTACTGGGATTTGTTTGACTTCCATGATAAAATCATCTTCGTCTTCTTCAGTATTGTAATGGATGTGAGGTTCTGAATCGGGTTCATTTTCTGAATCATTTTCTGTTACTTTGCTATCATCACTTGTGTACACATTGATATCATACAGTTTATGTAACCCTTTGTTAAATGTATCATACGATTCAAATTCTTCTATATCTTCCGTAATATCGACTCGGTGATTTCCAATACCATTCACACAACCATAATACAAAGGAAAACTTGGATTGATTTGTTTTTCTGTGAGTTGTCCAAATAGAAAACTAGCAAAACAATCAATGTACACACTATTGTCGATTTTATTGAGTTTGTCAAAGGTAATATGATTGTAATTGGATGGCAACAAGGGATGTCTTTTTTGTAACAAATTGTAATGATTTAATACAATATGATTTGTATCCAGGATCGATAATTGTTTGACAAAGATCGGTTTTTGATATCGTTTATTTAATTTAGAATCTAAGAGTGTAGCCAGATACATTCCATTAGAATCATAGTCATCTCGATCTGGATGTTGTAAAGAATGATCAATGGATTGTACATAATATCTTCTTTTAAAGTCAATACATCGGTGGGAATTTTCGGTATTGTAGATTTTGAAAAACAAAGCAAACGGTGGATAATAAAATTGGCAATTGGACAATCCAAGTTGTCTCAGACAACTTTGAAATAGTTCTTTGGAACGTTTATTCCAATTGTAGTAATCAATGTACATTTTTATGTATTAGCAATAGTTAAATATTCTAAAATAAACCTAGTATGTTAATAATCGATTTATTAAATCTTAGTAACTATAAATGACTGAAATTAGTTTACGAAAGTTTGATATCAATGAGATCAAACATGACAAAGTGGTAGTCTTAATTGGAAAGCGTGAAACTGGAAAATCATTCTTAGTGAAAGATATCTTGTACAATCATAGTTCGATTCCTGTAGGTCAAGTTATTTCAGGGACAGAAGCCGCAAATCAATTCTATGGATCCATTGTTCCGAGAATCTTTATTCACGGAGAATACAAAGCGGAAATTATATCGAATATGTTGAAACGACAAAAAATGGCGATCGAAAAAATCAATCAACAGGGAGCAGGTTCCATTGATCCACGGGCCTTTTTGATCTTAGATGATTGTTTGTATGATCAAACATGGATCAAAAATCCGGATGTTCGTAGTTTGTTTATGAATGGTCGTCACTACAAAATCTTGTTTATCCTGACAATGCAGTATGCCTTAGGAATTCCTCCTAATTTACGAACCAATATTGATTATGTCTTTATTTTACGAGAAAATTATGTATCGAACAGAAAACGATTGTATGAACATTATGCAGGTATGTTTCCTACCTTTGAGATGTTTTGTCAAGTTATGGATCAATGTACCGAAAATTATGAATGTTTAGTGATCAATAACAATGCTAAATCTAATAAATTAGTGGATCAAGTGTTTTGGTATAAAGCGGATCCTCATGCTGATTTCAAAATTGGTGCTCCTCAATTTTGGAAATATTCGGAAGAAAATTACAGTGAAAGTTCTACACAAGCGTCTCAAGATCCTTACAGAAAGAAAAGTAAAGAACGGTACAATGTTCTTAAAAATTAA